TTTCCGTTATTTAGCGTCACGGACGCCGTGCCAGCCGTGCCGCTGACTGCCAGGCTGCTGGTCGTGGTGGCGGCGTCAAGGGTGATTGAGCCTGATCCGCCGTAGGCTGGCGTGAGCTTCAGCACCCCGGACTCCTGAACGATGCGGGCGCCCTGCGTGGTTGTGGGCGCAGTGCGCTCTGCCACGAAGAGGTCTGAGTTTCCTGTGATCAGGCGCAGCTCGCAGAGATCAACGGTGCTGGTAGAGCCAACCGTACCTGTCGTGGACACGGTCAGGGTGATCTGAATAAACGCGGCATCGGGTGGCGCATTGAACCTGAGTTGATTTGCCGTGAAGCGGATGGTGCTTTTAGTTGAAATCGTCGTAAAGGTCTCAAAGGTGCTATCGCCTGTTCCTGTCGTGGTCGTCTGATCCAACTTATAGAACTGATAGGCAAGCGTCACCCGCGCATTTGCGGTGGCTGTCGCGTTGATGCAGAATGCCTCTGGCACGAACAGGAACGCTTGATTGCGCGTTGCAGGAACAGGAACGAACCGTGAGATTGCAAGGCTCTTGCCCGTCGTCGTGCCGCCTGGGACCGTGAAGCGCAGCACATTGCCAGAGCCAGCAGTGACATCCGAAATCACAGCGGCAGTGATGGCTTCGCTTGAGGTATCGGTGATGCTGAAGTACGGCAGCGGGTTCTCGTCGGTGATGTTGGAGTCAGCATCATCTGGAGGGATGGCAAAGTCGCCATTGGCAACGCCAGCCTGAATCTCTCGGATGGCCGCAGGTCCGAATAGGAGTGCGGTAGCGCCGTCTGAATCCGTGTCAATGAGCGAGGCACCGCCGTCCGTTGAGACATCGCCCTCAAAGGCAGTCAGCCCGCTGATATTGGTTCCGTACTTCTCAGTCATTATTCACCCGCCAGAATCTTCTTCAGCGCCTTGCCGTACTTCTTTCTTCGGAACTCCGCCTCGATGTCGTAGCGCACCTGGTAGGTGCTGCCACTCTGAAAGCTCAGAGAGACATTGACAATCCGCAGGATCTCAGAAAGATCAAGTGCGCTGGAGGTCAGTTTGACGTACTGGTTCGGCAGCCACGCCTTGATTAGTTCGTAGGTGCTGATGGCCGTGAGCGCGTAGCCCTGCGTGTAGCCGTAGGTCCAGTCTGGCGACGATGTCTGGGCAAGGTCGCCGCCCGCGACAGTGAAGCTCACCGTCCGAATCGGCTTGCCTCGTGCCTTCATGGTGGCTCGTGCAAGCGCGCCGATCGTCGCTCCTCGATCCCTCTTCCCCTTGACCTTTGGCGCGGTGAATACCTCGTGCGAGAGTGGACCCGACCGGGCAGTAAGGCCAGCGCCGTTTCTGCTGTAGCTGCCATCGTAGGTTCTGAAGTAGGGGTCGTTTGTTGGCGGGGTGGCGTTCTTGTCCCAACGCACAACCGTGTTCGCTGCCTGCACGAAGATGCCCTTCATGATCTGATCATGGTCAAGGTTGACGGTCAGACTGCGTGGCAAGATGCGTGTGGTCGTGCTTGCTGATCCGACCCGAACGCTGGCTGGGTCAGTGACAATCTCAGCAGGGGCATTGGCGTAAGTCGGCGTGACGGTAATAGGGCCGTAGTTCAGGCGACCGTCGCCATCTACGAAGTAGGTGTAGTTTTTATCGTCAATCCCCGCCGCCTGCTCAGTGATCTGGTCAAGGGCGTTGACGAGGTTCCCCGGCTTGAAGGTCTGGCGTCCCAGCGTCTGCGCTACGCCGGTAAAGATGGCACGCGTGCTGCCGCTAATGATCGAGGTGTTCAGCAGTTGCCGGGTGGTGCTGTCGTTGACTTGATTGTGAACCTTTGCCAAGAGGGCGTTGATGTGTTCACGGTCGGTGGTGGTGGACTTGCCGCGTGAGAAGCTGCCAACCGTCTGCTGGATGTTCGTCCCGACAAGGCCCTTCCGCACGACGGTCTTTGCCATCCAGCCGTCGGCATCGGTTGCGTTGACGGTGCAGCGGGTACCGAGTCCGTTCGGCAATAGACCAGCCGCCGTGTCGGTGAGGAAGCCCAAGAAGAGTGGCGTGGTGGCGCTGTAGCGAGAATCAAAGAACTGCACCCTGGCATTGTCGTAGACCCCGCCAGACTTCCACCACGGTCCGCCGGCTGGAGTCTTTGGCTGGATGACATCAAACGTCATGTTGCCGCCTCCGTCGGCGGACATCGTCACGTTGAGGCTTGCAAGATCAACGTATGGCGTCTCTGGGTTCGCTGCGGCGGGGAGGTCAAGCAGATTCGCGCCGCTGTCAACCCCAGCGATGATCAGGCTAAATGGCAGTGCCATGGCTTACGGATACCGGCGTTCGTAGCCAGCCCTGTTCAGCGCGCCCTCCACGATCTGATCCTGCTTCTGAGTGCCGACGTTGAACTGGACGCTGGTCTGAAGGTACGACGAGGTGCCTCCCGTCATTGGTCCACCGCCGCCAACTGTTGTCCCAAGACCAAAGGTCGTGCTGCCCGCTGCTGAACCAGCGGCTGCTGCAAACGCAAGCTTCTGCGACGGTGTCCCCTGAATGAACTTGATGCCAGCGACGATTGCGTCAATGGCAATCTTTAGTGCCTCAAAGAAGACCTTGGCGGGGGCAAGGACAATCTCAATGATGCTGAAGTCAGCGTTGTTTAGGACCTTGAAAAGTTCGCCGATTGACCCAGCAAGCGGCACAATGTAGTTCTCAAAGAAGTCTTTGACGATTGGCGCAATAGTTTCAAGAATCCCTTGGAACGCAGGGAATGCTTTTTCGGTGACGAACCGCAACACCTTGTTGACTTCGGGTAGAAACTTGGTGCCGAAATCATCCATGGCTTCGTTGAACTCTTCTTGCGCGGCAAGAATCTTTCCGCTTGTGCTGTTGGCAAGAGCGTCAGCAACTCCAGCAAACTTCTCATTTGCTTGCCTGTAAATGTCAGTGAACTTTGCACCCTTCTTGATTGGTCCAATCAGCGCGGCGAGTCCGCGTGTCTGCCCATTGGCAGCCTTGCCGATCTTCGCCATGACGCTTGCCATGTCTTCGCCGGTTGCCGAGGAGATTGTGGCGGCAAGTGCATTTGCCTTTAGTAGCCTCTCTTGGTTCTTGAAGAAGCGTGAGCCGACTTCAAGGCCAGCGCGGACCTCATCATCCGACTGACCAAGGCGGCGAGAGGCAACGATTTGCTCCTGAATCTTCGGGAGGATTTTGTCCAGTTCAAACCCGCGTGCCTTGAGGGCTGCGGTCAGGAGGATGTTGGATCGCTCGTCCTCAATCGCGCCTTGGATGGCGCTCCCTGTGAATGCAGCCAGCGCGCCAGCGGCGGCAACAGAGGCGCCGGCAATGCCCTTGAGGGCGTTGATGCCGTTCCTCTTTAGCGTGCCGAAGGACTTGCCGACGCCCTTGAGCGTCTTAGACGCCGAGTCCTTTGCGACGACTGCGAAGACTGCCTGACCGCCAGAGGTGACCACGACTACCTCGTCTTTCTAAACTTGGTGATTCGGTCCTTGAAGACCTTGTCGGTGAAATACTTGTCAATGGTAGACCAGTAAGTATCAAGCGCCCGCTTGTATACATCTGTTCTCGTCGCAGTCTTGACCACGAATGGTCGAGCTGCAACGCCCCTGACCGCCTTGATGCCGCTCTTCGTTTCGCGGGATGGCTTGGTTCCTGAGGTCACGAACCAGCGATACCACGCGCCCTTCAGGTCGCCTCGGCTCTGCCCTGGACGCGGACCGACCGTGACGGCTGGTCGCTGATACATACCGCGCTTGGCGTTGATGGAGTTTCTCAGGCGCCCGGTGCGGACAGGCGCCTCCTGCTTCATCGGCTTGACCATCGTGCGCCCTGCGTTGAGGAGCGAAAGGGCGAGCAGCCGGTTCCAGGCACGCGGATTAGACCCCTGCTCAAAGCCAAGTTGAAACTGCGTGTAGCTGTTCTCAAACTTGACCTCAAACTCGGTGACTGACCGTGCTGGAGTTCTTGCCACTATCGCCTCTCCTTTGGTGTCATCTCTGCGTGGAGCTGCCACGCCTTGAGGACTTCTTCAACCGGGAGGCTCGCCACCTGCTCTGGCCACATTCCGAACTTCTGCCCGAGGATGTGGAAGATGATGTCGGGCGGCGGGGCGATGGCTTGTCCAATCGCCAGCCGTCTGGCAGCGAGCCTTACTTGGGGTCTAGGCTATTACTCGCAGCCCACTTCTCAATGGTTGCCGTCAACGCCTCGATTGGTGCGTCCAGCACGTCCTCTACCGGCTCACCATCTAGCCCCTTGAAGTTGTGGCTAATGATGACCTTGGCAAAGGCTTCTAGCGCCCGAGCGGGTACGCCGCTCTCTAGCTCGAGAAGAATGCGTGCTGAAATCTGAGGGCGCAACTCGCAGCGCCATCCGGCGAACTGGCCATCCAGTTCAACGATCTTGACCATGACTTCCTCCTACCCGCCAAGCGGGTATCTACTACGGCGCCGTTGCGAGCGGCGAGTCAACGATGACTTCCAGGGACTTCCCGGACGCAGTGTCGTAGGCAAGGCGGAGCGTGACTTCGTTGACCACGAGACCGTCCTGCTCAGAGCTGAGCGGTACGACAGACTCAATGACCCACGAGCCGAGAATCCACACGCCGAAGGAGTCGGTCGTTGTACCGAAGAGACGCAGGAATCGCTGCTCACCGATCTCCGTAATGCCCCACGCTCCGTCGGCAATCGCCGCAGAGTTTGAGGCAACGGTCAGGGTCATGGTCGCATCGAGTGCGCCGATGAAGTCTGCGGTCGCTGCAGTCAGCGAAGCATCCAGCGCGTTGACCACGGCGAAGCCTGTGGAGATTGAGAGCGAGAACGAAAGCACATCGTCATACACGGTCGCACCGGTACCCGCCTTGTTAGGGAAGTCGGTATCAATGGTGAGCTTCAGAAGGCGACCGGCAAGCATCGGCTGCGCTGGCACGGCCGTGCCGAATGCGGATCCGACCGCCGAGACGCTTGATGCGACGAAGGTCGCTCCGACTTGCAGCAGCCCGCTGGCGTCTGCAGACATCGTCACTTCTGACGGCACGCAGTCCACAACTCGGTACTTCTGCACGCCGTCCGAGACGAGCATGGAGTAGAAGATTGGAGTGTCCACGTCGCCCTGTGTTGGCGACCATGTCCATGAATATGGGCTTGCAGTTCCGCTGGTCGTTGCCCCGATTGCATCAAAGATCAGTGGGAGCGTGCGAAGCGATGAAGGTCCCTCGGCAATAGTGACGACAGGGTTCCTGCCGGTGACGGTGACTTCGTTTGCCTGGATCGTCGTGCGCTTGCCAACCGTGGCATCTTCGCCAAGATCAATCGTCACGCCAAGATCAATGACGCCAACCGCGTTGGTTGCGAGCAGCTCGCCTGCGGCGCTGCCGAATGCGGCGGCCGTACCGAAGCCCGACTGGCTCATGAGCGAGATGCGAGAGAGGGCCTTTGCGCCGAGTGAAGCCATGTCCTATTCTCCTTGCTACTCGCTGTACGCGATTGCTTCGTAGACTAGCACCTCGACTGCCGCAGTCACCGTGAGGTAGTCCTGATCGGCGTAGGTGTCGGTGCCAAGTGTAGTGCTAGTGACGGTCACCTGAGCGGCGTTTCCATCAATCGTCACGTCGGCATTGAAGGCGTCCCTCATCCAGCTCCGCCAGGTGTAGAGGTCTCGATACTTCTGATCCATGCGGGGGATTGGGGTCAGGTACAGGACGGCGTTGACGGTCAGCGTCACGGAGCGGTTGGCGCTGCCGATGGAGACCGTGTCGTCGCCGGGGAAGAAGACGATGGCTGGGACGACAGGGAGCGACTCCTGCGGGGTGGCGTAGACGTTCCTG